AGGTCACAAAGGGCGTTAATATCAAACCTGCTATTAATGCCTGCAATGCCGCGATGCTTTTATTAGTATCGCAACTTGCGAACGCTGATTATTTACTGCCTTTTGGCCAAGCTCTTAACAACCCTGACGCGAGTCTGGTTGCTCAGAGCTTGATTAGCCATCGTATTGTAAATAAATGGTACATCCCCAATAAAAAAACGGAGAATGCGCTTAAGGCAGCGTGTTTTGCGGATTGGCACAAACATGAAGAGAAGCTATCGCGTTTTGAGTTTCGCGATGAACCTTATTCATGTTGGATTCCAGCAATACCAAGCGATGTTGGCCCATGTCGACCTGTTTTTAAAAAGGCAGAATCTGACATGACGTTTAACCATCGCAAGGCGCAGGGTAATATCCGAGACTGGCTTCGGCCCGTTAACTATAAGTTGCGGGCTTGGGACCAATATGACATTACTTGTGAACCACTAGATGCAATTTTAGATCTAGATTTCACCCCTGGTGAATCATACTCGGGTGCTAACGGTTTAACCTCTGTTAGACAAAAATTGATGTTGGATAAGTGGACTCTCACCGAGGAATTATTACCTTGGACCCTGAAAGTTATCACTTATCATAAGAGCGTGCGTGAAGCTGCGATTGAAAGATTGCAGCAACCTCATATACGCCACCACGTTGAATGGAACAACCGAGTTGACCTCGCGTTAGTTTCCGGTCGTATAACCTACGATGATTGGCTTCGGCTAAACGCGCAAAAGTACCTGCTAATTTTAGTAAGCGGTGCTCGTGCGTCGTCCGTGGCTAAGAACAATCAGAAACGTCGGTTTATCAACATCGAACCATTGTTCAACATGCTTTACCAAAGAGGGGTCGGACTCATTGTCCGGGAAGCCCTGAAATTGGTGGGTAATGACTTGGAGACAGGACAAGATGCGCATCGGACCTTTATTTGTTCTATGCTTTTTAGCACTCTTGATTTGCGTAACGCTTCTGATAGCAATATTTATATTGCAACCAAAGCATTTTTACGAAAATCGTCCCCAGAACTTTGGGCCTGTATCGAACGTAGTAGAAGTCCGACCACCACTTTCTACACCACTGGCTCCAGTACCGACTGCAGAGAAATCTCTGACGGCATTGGATTAACTAGTGAGGTAGGGAGCTATACGGTCACCAACTGTAAACTTTCGTCTATGGGTAACGGTTTCACTTTTGAAGTGATGACTCTCTTACTACTGGCG